CCATCGTTGATATAAACTGATGCGATAACAGAAGTAGCTGCAACATTCGCTACAGAAATTCCTACTACAGTGTCGTAACTGTCTGATGTAAATAAAGTTGCTGCTGATGTGCCTACATCGTTGCTTGTGTATCTTCTAAAGTTTTGTGCCATATTTTCTCCTTATATTATAATGCAATTGCCATTGCAATAGCAAATCCGTTTGTTGATTTTGTGTCTATTTGAGTTTGGATAGCTGAAGTTACTCCATCCAAATAACCAAATTCTGTATTACTTACAACCCCTGTTCCAATCTTAGTTGCAGCTATTGAATTTACTGCAAGTGTAATAGTTCCAGATGCTGCTATCGGGCTACCAGTTACTGTAAATTCTGATGAGCCTGAATCTGCTACAGCAACTGACGTTACTGTTCCACCTGAACTTGGAAATACTTGTGTGTAAGATATAGTGCTAGAACCTAGTGTTGCACTAGTATCAGTTGTACATAAATATAAATCATCAGCATTAGCAGATCCTTCTGATATTAATATTAATTGTCCAGCTAATTCTTCTATAGTATCAAATTCTGTATCTCTTGATGCAGCACCTGAAGCTACAACAATATATAAACCATTTTGCGATGCAGTAGATTGATTCTTTAATAATACTCTATCACCAGTTACTAATGTAACACCATCTATAGTATCACCATTTTCTAATTCAGAAGCAATTACAACATTGGCAGTTGAACCTACTCTTGCAACAGCTCTTGTTCTAAGTCCAGCAACTAAATTATCAACATAGTTTTTAGTAGCAGCTTCAGAAGAAGTTGCAGGATCACCAAGTCCTGTAATTGAACCACCAGTTAAAGCTACACTATTTGAGTTTTGTGTTGCAATTGTACCTAAACCCAAAGTAGTTCTTTGAGTAGAAGCGTCTGCGTCATCTAGCAATGCTTTACCAGCAGTTGTTAAATCAAATACTGAGGCTGTTCCTACTCCAGTAAATTGAATACCTTTATTAGCAGCAGAAGTTAATCCTGCAATAGCTTCAAGTTCAGCATCGTATGCTTGGACATTGGTACCAATAGCTAAACCTAAATTTGTTCTTGCGGTAGATGTATTTGTTACATCAGATAAATTATTTGTGGCAGTTAATTTTGTGTTTATTTGTGTTTGAATAGCACTTGTTACTCCTGATACATAACCTAGTTCAGTATCTGTTACTGATGATACAGCAACTTTACCAGAAGCATTGGATATAACAGCTTTACTAGCAGTAAGATCACTAGTTACAATAGTTGTAGCAGCACCTGTAATAGTAGCTTGTTTAGTATTTATTTGTGTTTGTATTGCAGATGTAACCCCATCTAAATAACCAAATTCAGCATTTGAAACTGAGCCATCGTGAATCTTAGCTGCATCAATTGCGGCTCCTGTTACAACTTTAACATTTGTAATTACAGCTTCTGGAATAGAATTATTTGTTGCTGATAAAGCTCCTATAGAAACAGCTATTGTTTCATTTTGTAAGGATCCAGAATCCCACACAACTGTTACTGTTGTATTAGTAGAAAATGTTGTTACTGAAATAGTTCCGTAAATAGTTCCTGTAGTTGATCCTACTGCTCTCACTCTACGACCAACATGGTAGAAAGTTGTTACATCTACACCATCTACTGTAAATGTAGTAGCACTACCATAAGTGATAGTAAAAGCAGAATCGCCATCACCATAAACTACCCATTGAGAATCATTATACCATTCTCTTACGTCTACTAAGACTGCTCTTAATGCATTATTAAGAGTAGAAGGAAGCATACCTTCTTCAATATTTACACCACCTACTTCAGTGTTACTTAAAGCTGTTGTTGAATAGTCTTTTATACCTGTCATTTAAACTCCTAAGACATAAACCAACTAAATACTTTGTCGGTTTCTATATTGTTTTTATTAATTAAACTGTTTACTGATTCTTCCAATTGTCGTTGAAAAAACTCTTGTGTTTCAAAAGAGTATCTAACATTATCAATATCTCTTTCAATAACATCTGCCATTATCTAGTACCTGCTTGACTTGCTATTATATCAATACCTTGAGCATCATTCCACCCTACACCTGCGGAAACTTTAACATTAGCTCTAACATATCTACCAGAGGCTCTTACTGGGTTTATGCCACTAGCATTAGTACTTCCAGAAGTAGATTCTACGACAGTATCAGACAGCTTTTCTCGTGTTTTAATAGTTACAGTAGTAATTGCATCTATAATTGGTCTTACACCTATAATGCTTACTCGTTTACCTGGAACAAGCTCAAGTTCATCTGTTTCAATTTCGGCTTCTAATGGTGTGCCTGAAAAAATAGCTGCTTTAAAATTAGAATCAATTGCACCTAAGTATAACTGTCCACCTGACCAAAAATCTGTATCTAAAGATATGTTAATGTCTTCTAAATTTTCAGATATAACATCCATTGTTTCTACAGTATAGGCACCAAAAAATTGTGTAAAAATAGTAGATGCTCCAATACTAGCATAAGTCCATTTCTGTGTAACATAATTATAAATTATTAAAGAATCTGGATTAGCAGTTGTGCTTCGTTTAGAAACATAAGACCATATAGCTAACTGATTGAAAGGATCCACTGCTGCACTAATACGATCTGTATATGCTTTGTTTAAATCATTATCAAAATGACGATTAACTTTTTCTGCTCCAATAGGATTTAAAGTATCTCCACTAATTTGATAAAAACCATCATCAGAATAAAAGAAAACATTCCTATCATTTTGTGTAACTGTTCTACCATAAACAGCTCCACGATTAGATGATATAACTGAAAATCTAAATACAGTTGCACCACCTACAAAGTCCATACGAATGATTTGATTCTGTCTAAATATATAACCAACTTCACCAGAAGTTATGTGAACAATTTGACCACCTGAACCTGGAAGGTCTTGGTAATCAGCTAATTTAGTTCCTGGTGTCCAAGTAGTAATATCATTAATACCAGACCATTGAACTCTGTTTGTGTTAGTTGGCAAATTTCCTACAACTAAAAAATCTCTAATAACTCCACTTACTCTAAACACTGGTGGAGTACCAGCTGTTGCAATAGCAGACAAATCTGCAAAGTTAGTAGAAGTTCCCATTAAATAATATAACGGATCATCTACGCCATTACTCACAATTACATAATTACCAAATTGAGTAAAAGTAAAAAAATCAGTAGCATCTCCAGTTAAAGATCCTTTTCTAGAAGTAAATGTTCCTGATGCTAATTGATAAATATCTGTTGCTGAAGCAGCAAAGTTAAACACACTATTAGATCCATCTCTAAATGAACCAGCCCCTAAACAAGCAGATACAATTGTATTGCTAGAATAAGGAACTAAACTCTTAACAGGTTTGTAGGATTGTTTTGCGTGATAAACATTCTTAGCTATATTAGCTCCACCTTTAAGATGGTTAGGTTGGTCAGGTAGCCATTCCCCAAAAGGTAATTGCATGATTTACTTTCTTCTATAGAATGATAAATCTGTGCTTACATCACTTCGTTGAGTAACAGGAGATCCACCATAACTATCTTGTCTATCATTGTTTTCACAACGTTCTAAAGCCATTGAATACATATTTAGCCATTGAGCTGTTTGATTGGGATCGATACCACCCAAAAAATTACTTGCATGATAAAGACTACCATACAGATAAACAGCAGGGTGTGCACTAAGCATATAGTTACTAGCAACTGAAGCAGATAAACTATCAAATGCTTTGTAGTATTGTAGTACGCCAGTATACGAGCTATCAGGTGCTGGTGCAAATTTAAATTGTTCTGTGCCATTATCAGACTGTATGGTATAAACTCTTGGTATACCAGAGGTAGATCCACCTTTAGTCTTAAATAAGTTAGCTGGTGTTATGTACTCTAAATTATATTTAGTACTTGAAGATAAGATATAAAAAGATCTTACTGAAATAAATCCTGTAGGAACAGTTACGTTCTCACCATCTATAGTGACATCGTCAATTTGTTCCATCTGTCTTATTCTTAATTTAGCATTAAAATCAGCTTCAGCTAAAGCAATAAAATCTCCAGCTATTTCTGTAGTAAGATCAGATCTATTAAGCCAATTTGCTATGGATGCTTTTAATTCTGTGTATGTATTTAAAGCCATTATAAATTTCCTGAAGCAGTTCTAAAATAACGATATTCGCTACTGTTTAACTTTAGTTTAAGTATCTTACTTCTTTCAACCTTTGGTATTGCAAACCAATTATTAGTTCCGTTATATTCTTTGGCCCAAACAGATAATACTAAAGTTGGAATACTAGCTACTCGTTTTAACTCTTTAGAAGCAGAATAACCATCTCCTTCATTATACATCCTTTTATTCTTATCAAGAATAGGATTAACATCTACAGAATTTTTAATAGTTAATTTTCCATCAGCTTCAAAATAGTATTGACTACCATCTGCATCTGTCGATCTTAGTATACTCATTACTCAGTTAATTGAGATACGTATAAATTTACAGTTCCAATAACAGCAACTTTTTCACCAGGTGAAACTTTAAAATATTCAATATCATCAGCTGGTACATATACTTTGCTTGTTGTTGCGGTTGGATTTGATCCAAATTCAATATGACAAGAAGCATCTGCAACTACTCTAACGTAGTAAATATTATCAGCAAACGCTGCTGATTGTGCTGAAGTTCCTGAGGAAGTTACTTTTTCCGTTGATTTTACTTGCATTCCTTTGTGCATAATTTTATTCCTTTTATTTAGGGGGTGTTTCCACCCCCAATTTTAATTATCTTCTAATTATAATTGTAAATTCAACAGGTACAGTATTTGCCGAAGCTCCATCAGTAATGATTTCAATTACATCATTTTCTAGGACAGAATTTGCAGCAGTTGGTACTGCAGAATCTACATCACCTGCAGCAGAACTTGTAGTAGCAATTGTAATTGCTCCACCAGTAACAGCAGTTCCGTTGATTTCAGTTGTGATTTCAGCATCAGCAGTAGCAATAGCTCCACCTAATACTGAAGATATTTTAATAATCTTACCAGCATCTGGTGCAACAACATATACAGATCCAGCTGTAGATACGTCTGCCATTTTAACTGATAAGAAATAGTCGTTTAATGTTCTCATTTTATTTTCTCCGTTTGCTTCGTTCTGTCTTTAAGACTTCAAAGACCAAACAAATTGTTATTTGTAAAGGGATGGCAGATTTCTCCGCCACCCCTCTATTTTATATTTATGCAGTAGTTAAGTCAAATACTCCACCAGATGCAGCTTCATTTCTAGAGATCATAGTAAGCTCAGTTAACAACTGTCTTTTCTCTGAATCACCAGTTTTAGATAGCTCATGCATAGTGAAATCTCTTAAGAATCCAACTGCCCAGTAGTCCATATCTAGAACAAAAAGATCTCTATCTCTTTGGAATCTATTTGGAACCACTTCAAGGTCGCCGAAATCAGAAGAATACACGTCAATAGAAGTGTACAATGTCTTGTCTTCCGATGCATCAAATCTAGTTGATCCACCAGTAAAACCAGAGATTTTCTGTTTGTTGAAAGGGCCACACATGATAACAGAAGGACTTCCACCAGAAACCCAAGTACCTTTGATTACTGTTTTAAGTAAATCTTCAGTCAAGGCTCTTTGTGTACCATCATTTCTAGCATCAGATCCATCAGCTGCAGTTGGAGAAGTTCCAGTTGCACCTAAAGAATCATTAGTAGCAATCCAAGCACCAATAGAAGCAAAAGTTCTAGCAGTTGTTGAATTACCAGCAGCTCTTGCTTGGTTAGTCAACAAAGTAGACTCTATATCTCTTTTTAGTTCTTTAGATTTTTTAGCAATTTGATATGCAAGTTCACTTGCTCTACCAGCTTTATCAACTGCTTCTTGAGTACCAGTAGTTACAACAGTCTTATCCATGATCTGTGTGTAGTTACCAATTCTCGCTGTTGCAACAGATGCATCAAGAGTAGCATCGTCACCCTCAATTACAGCGTTGTTTGTAGCAGCTGCTGCTAATGCATCAGTTTGCCATTCGTGAAAAGTGTTCTTTACAGCTTCTCTCGCAGCAGAACTCATAAATGGAGTATCTGTAGGAGAAATGGAGTAAATCACATCTTGTAGGTCTTCCCTAATTCCGACAGCATCATATGTGTCGAATGTGTTTGTTGGTTGTGCCATTTTATTTTCCTTTGTAAGGTTATTTAGTTAACATACCTAAAATAGCAGATTGAGCATCTTGTATACGCCCAGTCTTTCTAAGTTTAGATATTTGGTTCCTTACGACCTCACGTCTAGAGTTATCACTTTTGGAAACACCTGGCTTCATAACTTTAGGAACATTAGTAATTTTCTTCTGTGAAGAAATAGTTTTGTCCTTTACGTTACGATAAGCTAAAGCATCCTTTAGTATCAGTAGAAATCTATGATCTGCTACTGACGAAATTTCCTGATCGTTAAAACCATAAGTTCTTAGCATAGTTTTTACACCAGCCTTAAAGCTATCAGCTTTCTTAGGATCAGAATATTCAGGAATGCGTTCTCTTGCTAGTCTTGTTTGTTCAGCTAAATATTCATTATATTGCCTAGCCTTTTCTTGGCCAACTTTATCTTTTAAAGACCTTACTTTTTCCTGTTCCTGACGCATTTCAAAATCTAGTTTTGCAGCAGAAGAAGGATCTTCATCGTAAAGTTTTTGCAACTCTTGAGTACTTATCTGTTGTCTGGTAATAGACTGTGCAGAAAATAGTGCTTCATCAAGTTCCCTAATTCTTTGGTCGTATTGTTGACGCAAAACACCTTTTTCTTCTTCCACTTGTTTCTTTTCTAATGAAAGAGAATGTGTTTTTTGTCGGTAGTCGGAATCTCTAGAATAACCTGATTTAAGTTCCTCGAGTGTAACCTCTAGCTCTTGACCTTGTACTTTGACTCGGTGGAGATTAGGTTTCTCAATTTCTACTTCAGATACAGTGTTTTCTTCTTTCGTTTCCTCGTTTACTACAGACTCGACTTCTTCTTGAGTTTCTTCAGACGTAGATTGACTCTCTTGAGAAGTTTCCTGTTCCTCAACAGGTTCTGTAGATGGTTCCACTTTAGACTCTAGTTCTGTTTGTCCTTGATCCTGAGTTGACTCTTTTGGAGTTTCAGGTTCAGGATTCAGTAATCCCAAAATCTTACTAGCGGCACCTGTTACTGACTTATCAGCAATTGGCATTGTATGCTCCTTTGTTAACGCTTCTAAGTATTCTTAGATTGGCGTGTTAGTTGTTCTAGCTCCGAGGAAGCTAGCTTACCAGTTTCCATGGCAGTCAACAAATGACCTTTGATTTTATCAAGCATATTAAATGCCATCCAAAGTACTTGTCGTTGCTCATCGTCTTTGTAATTCGTATTAAATATTTCTGTTCGATATTGTTCAAACAGATATTCAAATCCTTCTTTCAATAAGGGATCGTCTAAGAGAGCTTTAGCCCTCGTTCCCCTGGTCACTTGTTGGTGTAGGTTGTTGTCCATTATCTCCTTTGAAAAACTTTTGTTGTCCTTCCATTATCTTTTTAAAGATATCTCCAGACTGTTTAACTTGTTGACTTTCTACCACAGATTTACTCTTTAACGCAAGTTCATCTATTTTGGTATTATATTTCAATTCCATTTCTTTAACTTTTAATTCAAAGTCAAGTAATTTAGCTCTCATTTCAGATTCTAATTTTTTAACACCTAATTGATTAGATAAGGCTGCTCTTTCATTTTCACCTTGTACTTGAGCCAATGTAACTTTTTCAAATTCAGTTGGGCCTTTAGGTGGGATAGGTGGCATTTGTGCTGCACCCACTTCTGGATCCATAAAGTAAGGCTCTACATTTCCTAGTCCAGCATTCTCTACTAACTTACGTAAAGTATGATAAATATTTTTAAGATTAACAACTGGGCCATGTACATTCTGTTGCATTTGTAATGCTTCCATTTGTCTTTGTAAAACAGAGTTCAACAAAATCAATTGCTGTTCTTTAGAGCCAGTACCAAGTCCTACGCTAACAGAAACATTAACTCTATCTCTCCATTCGTAAGGATTCATCGGTACGTACTTACCTCTAATTTTAATAATTTTTTCTTTTTGTTGGTATTTGCAAACTAGTTCAAATAGTTTTTTACCTAAATCTTTAACACCTGTTTCTGCAAAAATTCTAGCAATTAATTCCATTCTCATTTGAGATTGAGTTAATACTGAATTCATACCAGTAGCAGTCTTAGCATTTAAACTATCTGAGTTTAATCCTTGTGAAGTTCTAGAAACACCAGTTCTTTGTTCTTTAATAGAATCTAAGTAACCTAACATAGTACTTGCTTGTTCTGTAATAGGTTGTGCTTGTAATGGCATAATAACATTATTAGGCGGTTGTTTAGTTCTTACTATTCCACCAGGTCTGTTTGTTAATAAATCATCCATAGCTACTTGCCCATCCTGAACAGCTATTCTGTTATTATTAGTTAGATACATATTGTCTAACATTTGACGCATAACAGTAGATTTAATTAATTGTATATCTTCTACTAATTCAGAAACAGATCTTCCATAAAATCTGTGTGGCATAATAATAGGTGTAATAGAAATAAAAGGCATAGTATCAATTTCTTCAATACCTAATACCTTATGATTAGAATCTCCTGCTAAACAAACTTTAACAAGTTCTGCTTTACCATCTCCATCAATATCTATCTTCGCATAGCATTCGTGAATTAAAATATTATCTGTTGTTTTATCTCCTCGATCTTGAGGTGCAGAAAAATCTGTATCTTCAAATCTAACGTGTCTATCTTCTAAATAATAATTAGTATCACCTATAGGAAGTTTATTAACTACTTCTGGATCGTAACCCATTTCAATTAATTCTGTTCTAGTCATATTAGTTCGATGAGCTACAAAATTAGCATCTTCGATTGACTTAGCTCTACGTTCAATTAAAAATTCTTCAGGTGGTACAGGATCAATTCTTACTTTTCCATAGGAAACAGTTTTATGTATTACACAATCGTGATAAGTAATTTCATCAATAACATTTCCTTGCTCATCTTTTAAATCTTCTAAGTAT